TTAGGTGCTGCAGAAGCAAGAGAACGTACTCGTTTGAGAAATAATCCTCTCAATGAACAATGTGATTGTGGTTGTAATGGTAATCTAAAATCTCATAGAGCTAATTTCCGTAAAAAATTCTGGAGTGAATACAATCCTGTCAAAGAAGGTGGATTTAAAATCCTTATTGCAGGAATTGATAATGATGCCTATTGGTCCGGTGAATCTTGGAGACGTTGTATTGTATCTGCAAAAGCAAAAACTCATAAAGAAATTGCTGGAACCAGTTCAGGTGTTCGACAACATTATTATCGTAAAGAAAAACTTTGCAAAAAATGTAATGATCATCTTGTAAAGTCTAGAAAAGAAAAATCCAATTCTTGGATTCCAGAGGGTTGGAAAAAAGCAACTCATAAAAGTGGACTTATAACTGGTGCTAAAGACCCCCAAGGGATTTTCCATCCCGGTCCAGTTACAGTTGGTTCTAATAACCAACAATCATATAAAAAAGATTTAAATGAAACTGGTAAATCAACTCAACGTGTTTTGAGAAGAGCTATTCAATGGCATAATTTTCATACTAAGGGTGTTAAACCACCATATGAGTCTGGAATAGAAAAATTAACACATACAAATGCTCCTCGACACTATTTTCCAAACGGACATCTAGATGAATATGGACTTTCACACCCATCCAGTTATGAACCTGGATCTACTCGATTAGAGCTTAAACAAGCTAGATTTGTAAATAGAGAAGTATATAAAGCATTGGGTGAGAAACCTTGTACCTGTTGTAATAAAAAGTATGATCAACCAGAAAAAATTCCTTTTACTGTAACTAAAAAAGATAAAAAAACAGGAAAACCTACTGAAGCGACTTATAGAGAGGGTATACCCGGTAGAAGTACTAGTTCGTCATATGGAGGTAAAAAGAAAGTACCACTCTCTTCACATGCTAGAAGCCCCCAAATAGAATCTTTGGCCTACGATATTTATGAGAACAATGAACCAGATGGTAAGTTAAGATGTAAAGCAAAAAACTGTATACATGAAAAAACTGGTGGATCAAGAGTAATGTCTAGAAGAGAAGCTATTTTACAACATAAAATTCCTCTTCATACAATAAATAAAAATGAACATGGACAAATTTTAAATTCTAAGGGAATTGACGTAGACTTACGTTCTACTATACAACCGGAACATGAAGAATGTTCTAAAGAATTTGATCGAAATGTTTTACAGCAAATGACCAAAGAAAAAACTAGACAACCAAACCCAAACGGTTCAGATGGAGTAAATATTCACCACCCAGAGCTTAAAAAGGCTGGAGAAATTATAAAAAGTATGACTGATTGGGAAGATCCATATGGAGATTTTAAAAGTTTTCATGCAAAAGCTAGAGGAAGTAGAAAATCTACTTATACCCGAAGATATAATGAAGTACAAGAAAAAATTAAAAATGGAATTGAACCAACAACAAAAGAAAAAAATAGTTTTCAACAACATCCAGATGAAAAATTTGCTTTGACAGATAAAGAAAAAATAGCTGGAAGTATTTTTAGAACTATTAAAGAGCAGGTTGGTAGAATTGATGATTTACATATGTCTAGAAGAGAATCAACTCCAATTTATAAATCGCCAGTCCCTACTGGAAAAACAGTAAAAGCTGAAGATTTTAATTATGAACATTTATTAAATCGTGGGTTAATAGCAAATAATAACAAATCAGCCCCTGAATATAATAAAGATGGAAGTATAAAAACTCTTGTTGAAGGTTGGGTATCAAAAGGTATTAAATTTAAAAATGGAGAACAAAAAGCATCTGAATCTACTAATAGAGCAAAAACTGAAGCTTTTGCTGCAACTAAATATCATTCTAATCTAGAAAATCCAAAACATAAAGCATTAATAGAATCTAGATCTAAATTATTACCACATGAATATGCAACATTTGAAAATATTCATGGTAGAAAACCATACGTTTCTGAATTATCAGGCCATGATGAAGTAACTGCACATCTTGCACATGGTTCTTCAAAAATGGAAATTGATCACCATAATCCAGAATTAAGAGATTATGATGAAGAAGGAATGCGGGTAGATCCTAGAACTTCTTCTCAAGTTATTTTAGATACTGAACATACTCGTAATCTTTTACAATACGATAGAGATGAAAAAAGAGATGAACATTATAAAAAGGGTCTACCCAGTGATCAAATTCGTTCACTTATGTCTGAACATAATTTAACACAATCTAAAGATATCAAAAAATCTAACGCAGATCATTTTAACCCTACAAAACAAGAAGAAGTATTTAAAAAATGGGGAATATCCAAAGGTGACCCAGACATTGCAAAGACTTTAAGTGAACCAAATCAAAGACAAAAAAGAATGACTGAAAGAAATAAAAAATTAATGACTTCTAGTTGGAATGGTTTTAAAATTCTAGATAACTTGTAATACAATAAAAAACCTATATAATGGATTAAATGGGGAATAAAGGAAATTATGGAAGACACAGCAGCTGAACATATAATTAAAGTTGTAGCAATTTTAACTGCCATACTTTCTGGGCAAGAAGAAGAAGCTCATCAATTAGTAATAGAGAGCGATGTAATTGTACTCTTTAGTGTATTAACAGGCTTGTTACTTTCTTCAATGACTAGTTTAGCTGAAGCAAATAACTCTACAGTAGAGGATTATTTACAGCAGCTTGGTTATTCAGCTGCTCGATCTTTATAATATGATAGAATTACCAGAAGGAATTTCATTAAATAGTAGAGAAGAAGATTCTCTAGAAGTTTTTATTCCCTATGAAATTATAGAAACTTGGAAATGCGATAAATGTGAATTAGAATTAGAAGCTGTAATGTTGGGTGAAAATGGAAGATTTGATGGGTCTATTAGAGTTTCTGGGCCACAATCTATTACCTGGCAAGGAAAGCTTCCTAAAGATGAAGCAAAAGCAAGGAATTATCTCAAAGATACTTTGAGTCAAAGAATTAATAAACATAAAGGATTTCACTAATGTTAAGATATAGCCAACCTATTGATAAGACTGCCAAAGCCCTAAAAGATGAGGACATCGAAAAGGAAGAAGTAGCTCAAGAGTCAAAAGAAGACTAATTAAATAAGCTGCAGGAGCTAAAATGACCAAAAAAGAAGTGTCGGACTTTGATTGGGAAAAATTTAAAGATGATGTAGAGGCAAATCTAGAAGCTTTGCCAGTTACTCATATTATGATCCCAGATACTCAAGCTAAGCTTGATGTACCAACTGACCATTTAAATTGGATTGGTATGTTTATTGTTGAAGAGTATCACAATAAAAATATTAAAATAGTACATATTGGCGATCATGCTGATATGCCTTCTCTATCACAATATGATAAGGGAATGAAAAAAATGGAAGGTCGTCGTTATCAAGACGACTTAGATTCTGCCAATGAAGCATGGAGAATCCTCAATCAACCTTTTTATGATTATAATGAGCATCGTAAAAAAATAAAACAAAAACTTTGGAACCCTGACCGTTATATTACTTTAGGTAATCATGAAGACAGAATTAATAGAGCAATTAATGCCAATCCACAACTAGAAGGAATGCTTGGTCTAGATAAATTAGATTACGCTCGTAGTGGTTGGAATGTTAGTGATTTTACACAACCTATTTGGTTGGATGGAGTTGCTTATTCTCATTTCTTTTATAACCCAATGACAGGAAAACCCTATGGTGGACAAAATATTGAAACAAGACTCAAAACAATTGGGCATACATTCAGTATGGGACATCAACAGACCCTTATGTACGGTCTGCGGTTCGTGGCGGGAAAATCACAACACGGATTGGTTGCAGGCGCGTGCTATCTTCACGACGAAGATTATAAAGGACCTCAAGGAAATGCCCACTGGCGAGGAATTATCGTAAAACATCAGGTAAAGGATGGTAGCTATGACCCTATGTTTATTTCCCTGGATTATCTTTGCAGACGTTATGAAGGTTCGTCATTAGAGAACTTTTTGTCTAAAAAATATCCCAACCTGTAAAAAGCAAAGGATCTCATCAAAGAAGTATGAGAAAGACATATAGAGTAAAACTGAGTGAGCTAGTCTCCGATTATAATAAGGATTATGCTATTGCTAATCTTTCCCATAGTTTTACTGGATATGATCCACAATTTACAGAAGGTAATGGTTTTATTACTTTTGCTGTAAATACTGATGAACATCTTACCAATGAAGTAATTAGAGAAAAACTTTCAAGCTCTACTTTTGTTAGTGCAGTAAGTAGTGGTGACTATAAAAAACGAGTAGTCAAAGTACCTCAATTAAAACAAGCTGAAAAAATTCTTCCCTACCCTAAGGGTGATCAACTTGAAAGACATGTTAGTTTACACCACAATGAATTTATGACTTTAGATAAAGCCATTGAACATTATCAAGACATGTCAGATAAAGATTTTAAAGAAACTTTTGGTAAAATGGATGATCTTGAAGCTTGGCATTCAGAAGATCATGAACATTATGATCCAGAGCATGAGCATGATCACAGTTGGGATGGTGGACCTAATGATGTTAAAGAAGCTGGNCAAGGCAGTTGGTTAAATGAACAAAGTATTTGGAGACCTGCAGAATTTAAAGGTACCCCTCATAAAACTCCAATGACTGATAAGCAGCATAGCTATCTCACAAGTCTATTCACTAAAAAAGATTATTCAGCACATCCATATGCTGGTACTTTTGCTTTTCATGAAAAAAATATACAAGAAAATCGTCCTGTATATGGAAAACATCATGCAAGTC